TCATTACCGGAAAGATCCGGCTGATAGTTTCTGCCAACTCCAACAGTAGAATCGGCAGGTATGGAAACCATTGAAACCTCCAATGGTTTGAAGGAACTCACCCGATAAAGCGGTTTGTCTTTGTAACCGTTCTCGTCTTTCGTCATGCCTTGAATCTGGTATCCGATTGAGACGTTGCCACGAATGCCGTCCACTACGTCACGATAAACTTCTTCCGCCATTGCGTTTTTACTGAACCTTACTTGTGCGCGAAGTTTGTCGTTGTCCATATACGCCTTTTCAACCACTCCAATCTGCTGTCTGGCGTCATGGTCTAAAAGCAATGGTGCTTTGCCGCTGGACATGAATTCCATATCGACAGAAGAAATGTTGTGTTCCAGCACCTCGTAACCGAATTCTCTTTCAACCGGATTTGTTGAACTAATCGACATCATCACTCTTCGGTCTGATTCGTCATCCATCAAGCGAACGCTTCCGGTGCGGTATTGCGTTTGAACTGGTAAGTCTCGCTTTTCGACTTGTTCCACTTCTCTTTCTTCCGGCTCTTCTGCGACTTCTTGAGCCTTGGCAAAAGCCACAATGTACTCGTCATTCGTTTCTTCAACGTCAATAACGTGTCTCTCGGTCATGCTAGTTAAATCCATAATTCTCTCGCTTTGATTCACGATTTTCTCACTCCAACTTTTGCCAGCATCCCCACCCCACATAGCCCAAGCAATTCTGCCGTTTGATGGATAACCTTTTTCGCCTGGTCGAAAACCTTCGGCTTTTTTGTCAACTTCATGCCTCGCAAAAAAGGACTTCATCCGCTTGACGGTTGCCAGTGGTAGGCTCTTGCCGTTTGAGATGTCTCTGGCTCGAGCGATTCCGACAGACGTTCCGCCTCTGCCAAATTCTCGTCTCCAATCTAGGCCACGGTTTGCCTCGGAAATCATGCCCTCGGTTGGCTTGTAGCTTTCTGCCACTATTCAACCTCTGGCTCAACAGGACCATGAGGCGAACCAAGCGGCTCAAAGGCTAGGCTGATTCCATAACGCTCTGCCATTGCCTTGTCGTTCTGCATTTGCTGGAACACCTCTTCAACGTCACGTCCATACTGTCGCGCCACGTCATTCAGTGACTTGAATCCATTTCTAACTGCTTCGACTTCGGCTCTGATCTCTTTTGCTGGATCAACCCAACTGAAACCTCTACCTCGAAACTCAAGAGTGTTTGAAAACTTGTCGTATCTGGTAATCGGAATCGGAATTGAGCCGGAAGTCATTGCCATTTTCAGCCACTCTTGAGCAACAGGTTCGCACAAGTGCTGAATCAAAAAGCTTTGAATCTGACGGTACAAGTCACGCTCTTCTAGTGCGCCTTGACGAATGGACGAATAACTGACGCCTTCGAGGTTGTTACTCAGGCTGGTGTAGCTGATGCCCAAGCCGGAAGCGATGCCTCGCAAAATGCCTTTGTGGAATTCGGCATATGCTGAAGTGGGGTGCGAAGGATTCCATTCTTGAAAGGTCATTCCGGCTGGCAATTGCTGAATACTTCCTGGCTCGCCAGACATGATCTGGTTTCCGTCAGCGGATTCGTCACCAATGAAACCCTCACCGTCAGGACTTACCAGAAACCCCATTTTTGCGGCTGCGGTTCTTGCTGCAATCAGTTCGGCTTCTTCATAACCTGAGAGGATTCGCATTCTCGTCATTGCTGAAGCAAACCAACTGACGCCTCTGGTTTGTTGCGCTCGGTCAGGCAAATAAATGTGTAGGATGTCTTCAGCCGGAACTCTTGTCCGCTTGTCGCTTCTTCTCTGCCCGAACGTATCGAACGGATGGCCTTGACCAAGCTTGAGATAGTACGCTTGCGGTGCGTCGAACTCGTCGAGTTCCACACCCATCACCACTCTTCTGCCTCTTGGCTCTGTGGTGAAATATTCTTCGTCGAGGTAATCCGGCTCTAGCACCTGAAGTGCGAGTCCGTCACGCCAACGCTTCCCACGAACAAAACGAATCAGAATCTCGCCATCTCGACAAAGTCCCTGAATCACTAATCGCTGAACATCTAGCCAAGATTGACGCTGATTGGCGGAACAGGATTTACCCCAACGTCGAAAGGCTCGTTCAATGATTTCATTTCCGGCTGCGTCAAGTTGCCCGACATTTGGCTCGTTGAGATTTCTGGCGCGAGACTGAAGCGTGAAACCATGCTCGCCAACTACGTTAGAACTCATCAGTTGCAGGTAACGTCTGGCGTAATCGTCGTTTCGGCAAAGTTCTCTGGCTCTGTCTCGTAGACGTCTAAGCGAATACTGAAGTTCTGCGTCTGAGCTTGTCGTTGAACCAACAAAATCCGCTAGGAATCTCGAACCTGCCGCGCCATCGTATCGACGCTTCTTCTGCTTTGGACTTGGGTTTTCAGGTGCTGGCCTATGTACTCTATCGGTGAGCCACCACATTGCCTCTTGAATCATCCTGCCCTCCTGAACTCGACTTTGACGAGATTGCCAGGACGCTTACCTGCTCTTGCTCTAGCTTGCTGATTTTCTTTAGCAACCTCTTGTCTGTAGTAGTCGCGCCACTTCATCAGGTCTTGAATTGAAAGCTTCGTCAGGCTGCGGTTCCCAATCGAATACTCTTCAACGTCATTGTCTGCGCGGCCTTCCAATAGGGATTCAATCTTGTCACGCATGATTTCTGCGTGAGTTCTGGGATCGTGGTTGACGTCATAGTCATAAGAAATTTCCCAGTGTCCTTCTAAGACTTTGATTTTTTCTGAATCAGAGGTGCGAGTTATCCAAGCTTGCCAATGAACGTGGCCTTGTGGGTAGGTTTGTGTGGTGCTGGAAGAGACTTCGATGAAGTAGGTGCTGTCTGCTTCTGTGGCCTGAATTTTAAACTCAGTTGAAGAGCCACCATGTGAGCGAGCGATATATTCTAGGGAATACGAATCTGGCGGATAATCAGAAGCAAGATCGTCCTTGCGCCAAAGCCAGCGTTCACCAGCTACAAGACGATCAGGTTCCGTGGTAGGATAATTTGCGCGGTCAAAAGAATTGGTTGCCATGCGCTACAAATAGCGCAGAACTTCAAGCTTGTGGGCAGAATTGGCAGAATTGGCAGAATTGGCAGAATTTATAAATAATTTTTAGATTTCCACTCTCCACAAAAGTCAGTGTTTTCTGTAACAGGCCAATGAATCTTCATTTCAAGTGGCTTGTCTTGGTCACTTTGCTTCAACATTAACGGCATAGGCGCATTTCTGCGGCAATATCCAAATTCATCAACATTTTCAGGTAAGTCTTTTGCTGTGAATGTTGCCGAATCCCAAAAACGACAAGAATGACAACGCATTGCTTTTGGTGTGATTGCATGAGGCTGATCTTCTTCATTGCCCCAAAGTAGCCAATTTTGAGAAATTCCAAACTCCAACTCAATGGCTTTAGCTAGCCTTGGATTTACCTCTGTACCTCTAACCAATATGCTGCTTAATCCTGAAGGTGTCGTGCCTACCTTCTCGGCAAACTCAGAACGCGAAATTCCTAATGATTCAATGATTTCTAATAGCCTTCTGGTTGAGTCAGGCAAATTCTCTGCTGGTTTTGGTTTTCTTCCTCTCATGTTCCTCAATTTAATTTTGCAAATGAATCTAAGTAACTGGTTTGGCTTTCGATTCTCCAGCTTCCACCAACTTTATAAGCCGGAACTAAGCCGGATTCACAGAATCGGTAGGCTGTTCGCTCGCTGACGTCCAACTCAGCAGCCAACTGCTTTGGTGTCAAATATCGGTTCCTTCGGTTTCGCATACTAAAACCTTTGAATCCAAGATTGTGGTCTTCGCGCAGGTTTCAAAGTTCTTCGTTGTGGTTGAGGTTCAGGTTGGGCAACGCTTTCTTCAACAGTTTCAACTACTTTAGCAGTTCTTTGTAGTCTTTTCCAATCCCGAATATTTAGCGAACTAAGTGCTGCTAAACTATAAACTAAACAATCCAAGGCTTCGTTTCTTGGTCGAATCTTGATCCATTCGCGTCTTGGAAAGCCTTTGTGGTACTTGGTGACAATCTTCTCAGCCGTGAGTTGAGCAAAGTATTCTTCATCCAAGTGTTTTGGAAATCTTAGCGCTTCGGGTCCGCTTGATATTCTTAGCCTGCCAAAAATCGCTTGTTTGATCGTATCCACCCCAACCGGAAACAATTTGATTCTGCCGGAATTGTTGCGGCTTGGCCTGCCGATTGGTGGCTTGCCTTCACCTCCCACGCCTTTGATTGCATAGATTCTCGAAGTGGTTCTGCTTCTGACAAATTCATAAACCGCTTGGGTGTAGTGTCCACCTGAGTCGATACAAGCCGCTTGCACTGGCAACTCATGACCATCGGCACAACGCCAGCGTTCTTTGAGAAGTTTATCGAGTTGAATCCAAGTTTGTGGCGCTGCCGGATCTGAATGCAAAATCTGATGGTCAAGAATAAATCCTTCGTTGTCTTTGCCTGTTCCTAAGAAAGTCACTTCTAATCGGTCATCCTGAACGTCCACTCCTGCCGTAATCACCAAAACTTCTGCTGGCGCTGGTGCTTTGTAGACTTCTCGCCTGTTGTAAAGTCCGTGTTCGTCAATCGTTTCGCCTTGGTCTTCCCATGTTTCGCCTAATGACAAATTGACAAAGGTCTGAAGCTGCTGTGCCGAATTCTGACACTGCAAAAACTCTTGCGCCATTTCAGCAAGCCTAGTCCAAGGCGAATACAACGCATTTAATCGAAATCCGGCAATGCCGTTGCAATGACGTTTTGCTTTCCAGCTTCCTGCGCGAACTGCTCTTAGTCGCTCGCCTTCGGTCCAGCCTGTTTCGCATTTTTCACAATGTAGCTTTGCGTCAGATCCGTCGCCTGTCCAGCGAACCGAATTCCATTGCAAGGTCTGCTCATGCTGACAATGCGGACACTTCACAAAATAAAATCGTTGGTCTGATTCCTCAAACCAACGCTCAATCACTGAAACGCCTTTGACGGTTGGAGTTGAAACTAACACGATTTTTCGATTCCAATACGTTGACGTTCTTTTCATTGCCAGCCGCAACGGATCACCGTCAATTTTTGCCGTGTATGGGTATCGGTCTGTTTCGTCACAAAGCAAAATACGAATGGGCCTAGATGATAAGCCTGTTGCTGAATTTGCCCCAACGAGTGTCAACTGACCACCAGCAAAACGTTTTTGTAGAATCGTGTCTCTTTGGTTGCCTTTGCCGTCAATCGTCAGTTGCTTGAGTTCTGGCGTATCTCGCAGCATTGGAAAGATTCGTTCCTTGCTGAATCCTTCGGCAGCGTCAACCGTAGGCTGCAAAAAAAGAATTGGACTTGGGTCAAAATGAATAAAATAACCCAAAGTATTCAGCAGGATTTCAGATTTGCCACACTGAGCTGAAGACATGAGAACCACCGTGTGAATCAGTGGGTCAGAGATTGCGTCCATGATGCCGCGCTGAAACTCGGCTCGCTCGGTTCGCCACTGGCCTTGCTCGGCTGAAGCCTCACCTGAAAGCTTGCGGTATTCATCAGCCCATTCGCTAATGGTTAGCTTGGGAGGAGGTTCAAAATACTGAAGAGATTCTTGAAGAACTTGCTGAAGAAGTGCGCTCATTAAGCGTAAGCATCCAGTGGCACGTCTTTGAATTCTTTCAAAGCTTCTTCCAAGGCATCTGCAATGATACCTTTGGCTTCTGTCAGAGAGGTTGCTTGCAAAATGTCCGGTGCAAGCTTAGTGGGCATGGCAAGAACGCGAGAACGAAACGCGATGATTTGCGAAACCCAAACGTTTTTGACGTTATCGGCTCGCAGCAGCTCACGCTCAAGCAATTTTCCTTCAAGTTCGGTTTTGTTGGCCTGCGCTTTTGTCAGTCTGGTTTTTTCATACTGGAGGTCATTGCCAACTCGTCGTTTGACGTACCATTCAACGCATTGCGGCAAATCATAGACGTTTTCCTTGCCATCTGTGCCTTCGATTGGAAATCCTTCAGTGTGCCATTTTTGGATTGTTCGGGTGTGGACTCCCAAGGCTGAAGCAAGGTCAGCTTGGTTGACTTTCATACATGCGCCTTCTAAGTGACTGTAAACTCAGTGTTTATTCGGGGAC